GGATAGATATTAACAGAAAATTTTTCTGTCCTTGCCAATCCTTTACTTCGCACGACTGATAAAAAATCTTCTATACTAGGCATCTATTTTTTCTCTAGAAAGTTGATAAACTGTTGTTTTACTTTCTCCCTGAAATGATTCTACTGGAAGAAATATAGCGGCGCGCCAATCCTGAGGATTTATTTGTAAAAAACGTGATTGTACGTTAGGAAACAAATATTGCTTTACACATGGTTTCACTTCAGGAAACCTAGAGAAGTTGCTAATAATATTCCATGACATACGAATTTCTGTTGTTTTTGATAGTGTAGTAGTATCTGCCAATTTTAGTAGTTCATCAAGCAACTTCATACGTAACAACGGAGGCAGATAATGTAGATTCAATCCTAAAAATCCTCCTTTAATAACATTGAATGGCAATACTAAAGGAAACTCATCATAGTAAGACAATTTTGCTGCCATTTTAGGATTGTACATAAACAGGTACATTTTTCCTGGCTCTATGTTACTGGTCAACTTGCCTATGCCCGATGTCAATGCCTTATTGGACGTAAGGGTGTTTAGTCCCAATTTTCTTATCTGAGATTGATACCATTGATAAGATTTCGGGTCTTTGCCATCAGGTCTCATTTGTTCAAATGGATTGTTCTTAGATTTCATAAAGTGGTGACATTGAGGGCTTGACTAGGGCTTGACAAGGTGTTATAATTACTATGTTAGGGATGAATAAATAATACTATATACTATTTATCTCTGTTCTGTAAAAGCCCTAAGTCTTTCTCTGTGATGAGCATAAATTCCCATCCGTATTGAGTAGCAGCTTTACGAGCCGCATCCCACTTGGCATTATTCACCGCCCATTGAAAAACTTCGTTGATAAACGTTTTTGTTTTTCTGCTAGGCACGTGAGGTTCTTGGGTGAAACGAAACGGTTTCACTTCTATAAGATACTTCTTTATAACGCCCTCTTTGGTTTTTACTTTAATAAAAAAGTCTACAAAATACCGATGAATTTTATTATCCAAGGGGCTTAGATATGGGACTACAATCTCTTCCGAGCCCCATTCTATTACTCCCTCATTGAAATCACACCATTTCATAAATCGTACCTCATAGCTACTACGATAAATGATGTGTGTGACATCTCCCCGATATTTGTGTGGATTTTTTGGAGTATAACGTCCTTTATAGGTATCTTTTGTATAGGCCATATAAATAGTACTAGGTAAACAATCTTCTGGGACTATTTAGATGGGAACCTCACAATTACCGTTAGCTCCAAATAGAAACAATGATAGTACGCAAGATTCGGATATTACTAATAATTTAACCCGACTCCGCAATCGTCCTATTCCTGCAGGATATAGAATAGCTCTCACCGAAGGTGGACTGAGAAAAAATGAACTACGTAATTCATTCAATGCCACTGATTTACGACTGTCATATCCCGCAGATTTGGGATCTGAAGAACAGCCTCATTGGTTGAAGATATTGATACGGGTTCGTGAACAAAACAGTCAATCACAGCAACCTGGATTAACAACAGGTGTTACATATCAAGAAACGGCTGCTCGCCGGGTGAATGCGGAAAATAATCTAGCAATTACAGGTGCTGTAGGTGCCGCCGCAGGAGCAACCGCCGCGGTGAACATCGCAGGAAAACTTTTAAAAAATTTAAAAAATTTCGGTGCTGCAGGTAATGCCCTGGCAACAGTGGGAACGGGCGCGGCGGGCGCAGTGGCAGGTGGGGCATTGGGTGCAGCATTGGGTGCCGGCTTGGGGGAAAATAAACTCACGACACTGAAAACTGCCATTCGTTTAGGATTACAAGAACCTCCCAAATCAGAATACTCTGCCGAATGGCAGGAACAGGCCATAGGGGGCGTGTTGTCTGGCGGTAGTATAGGAGCTGGAAATATCGCAGCAGGTCTGGCAGTTGAAGCGGCTCGCCAAAATGTAAATACAGGTAAGATAGGACAAACATTATTAAATACTTCAACTGAAGGTGCGTTAGCTGCAATAGATAAAGCAACAGGCAAAATTCGTAACCCCTATCGTGAACAAGTTTTCAAACAAGTAAACTTCAGAGAATTCACATTTGATTACACGTTTCTTCCTGCCAGCGTAGAAGAAGCTGAGCAAGTGCTTGCCATAGTAAAAGTGTTGCGGCAAAACATGTTACCAGAAGTGGCAAGTAATGCATTCTTTCTTATTTACCCCGCGGAATTTTCATTACAATACATGTACAAAGAAAATGAAAATCCACATGTTCATCAGTTTAGTGACTGTGTATTAACCAGTATGTCTGTGAAATATGGCGGACAAGATTTTGTAACATTTAAAGGAACCCCAGGTATGCCCGCAGAAGTGACCATGTCTCTGAAGTTTAAAGAAATTGTTCCCATCACCGGCGACCGCGTTGTTGGAGAAAATCTATAATGTTTCGTAACCTACCAAAGATTATTGTGCCTGTTTCAACATTTGACAGCACTGATACTGAATTGTCTGGTACCATCACCATAAATGAAAAACAAATAACAGGGGTGAGTACACGATTTATTGATGAAATTGTTTCTGGCGCCGAGTTATATGTTGATGATTTAATGGTAGGCATGATATCAAAAATTTCATCTGATACAGTATGCTTTCTTGAAGAGCCTGCTGATGCATATACAGGCGTTGCAACAATTAGAAATTTTCAAAATACAGGAGACGCCAATCCTGTTGTATTGAGTGATATTCTATTTCGTATTACAGTAAACCGAGATGCCGTACGGAAATCTTCATTCTTAATGCCCTATGTTATTGTCGAAAATGAAACACCTGAAATGGTTTCATATAATTTTTATGGAACCCCATTACATCATTGGGTGATACTTCTTATTAACGAAATTGTGAATCCGCGTGAAGAATGGCCTATATCTGAAACTCAATTGTTAGAGAAAATTGCATTACAATATCCAGAAAATAATAGAAATGATATTTATGAATGGCGAGAGAAAAATTATGGGTATGTTGTGGAATATGACGAGGAGTTAGAAGATGACGAAGAAATTTATTCCGTGACAATTTATGAATATGAAACGGAAAAGAACGAAGCTAAACGCAATATTAAAGTATTAGACTCAAACTTTATTACTGAATTCATAACAGAATTTAATCGCGCATATACTGAAATTACATAATCATGACAACTCCCCCATTACCAAATCCAGGTGCTGTAAATTTAAGTGAAGTTGTATTATTTAAAAATGGCGAAAAATTTGAAATTACCGATTTTGTGTTTGAACTATCAATTTTTGAAGATATGTTCTCTAATACCTTATCGGCAACCATCATCATGTCTGACGGTGCAAATTTAATAGGAACACTTCCTATTACTGGAGGTGAAATTATCAATGTCAGATATAATATTCCAGGATTAGATGGTAATGTATTTGCCAAAGCATTTTACGTATATGCTGTGCGTGATAGAATTGTTACTAGTACAGACCGGCAACAAATGTATATGTTATCGTTGATGTCATTGGAAGCTGCCGCCGATTCTGTTACAATTATTTCTAAAAAATATACAGGACTACCTAATAAAATTGCCAAGGAAATTTTTGATGAATATCTAGCAATGCCTAAAGTGTGGAATAAAGATTATGAGGCACCTAGTGGATATAGCGATGAAGAAACTTTCATGCGCCCAAGTTGGAAAAAAAGAATCCCTAAAGAAAATATCACCTCATTAAACTTTTCTGAAGATTCTGAATCAAAAAATAAAGTAACATGGGTTGTTCCCATGTGGAGCCCATTAAAATGCATCAACTGGTTGGCAAATAGACACATTGAGGGATCGGGGAAGGCACCCAATACATTGTGTTGGGAAACCTCACAAGGATTCTACTTTTCAAGTATTGAAAGTTTATTAAAAGGACAAAGCGATGTCACTTCACGTAAGATTTATTATTATGGATTTGATGATTCGATAATTGAAAAAATATCTAAAAGTGATCCTACAAAAAATAAATTGATTGAAGGATACAAGAAAGTAGAACAAGTTTCAATTCCAACAAATTATGATGTGTTACGTAGTCAAGAATTGGGACATTACTCATCGACAATGCACGTATTCGATGTTGTGACGAAAAAATATGATGAGTATATTTTTGACTATATTAATAATTATTCCGACTATGATCATATTCATGGAGCACGCGGTAATGCCGCGCCTACATTCCCAAGTCAGCAAATACGAAATATGCGGTCATATGTTACATTTCGTCCAAAACATAAAAAGATTTTCAATGACTTTCAAGACCCAAAGTTTGAAGATTGGGTTTTACAAAGAACAAGTTTATTATATGATATAAGTAATTTAAAAGTTGAAATCACTGTTCCTGGATTGGCAGACACGGAAGCAGGTGAAATTATACAATTATATTATCCAAAAATAGGCGACAAAGGATCAGATGAAAATATTGAAAATTTGATTGATAATTATTTGTCAGGAAGTTATTTAATTACTGCAATACGACATATCGTAACGAGAGAAAGATATACTATGAAATTAGAATTGGTGAAGGATTCACTTGCGACAGGATTAGGATAATGCACACGAATGTATACAACAATGGCGGATTTTATTGGTTCATGGGAGTTGTTGAAGATAGACAAGATCCCGAAGCGTTAGGTAGATGCCGCGTTCGTATCGTAGGGTATCATAATCCTGATAAAATAATTCTCCCCACTGACGATTTACCTTGGGCAATTCCTTTGATGCCCATCACCTCTGCATCTATTTCAGGTACCGGACATGCCCCAGTAGGTCCCGTAGAAGGAACATGGGTGATGGGATTCTTTTTAGATGGAGATGAGTGCCAATTGCCTGTGATGTTAGGGACATTCCCAGGACGTGCGGAGCCTATAAACTTAGTTACTATTTTACAGAAACTCGCTGAAGCACTGTCTAAGACGTTAACACTTCCTGTGGTTGGATTAACTTCGTTGGCAATTCCTACTATTAATGTAGTATCCGCTGCGGAAGAAAAACGAAATGAACAATTAAATAATAGTGTGACGGAACTATAATGGATAAGCGTTTAATTATCAATGAAGTACAACGTCAATTTCCCACAAGTAATGATTTCAATATCGAATCATTACTACGGGTGTCTCCCACATTGCGAAATTTATTGGGAGTTGAGTTAACCTCTACTGGGGTGATACGCGCACGCACAGACGAACAAACTGCAGGTAATATTATTATTACTACTGCTGGAACATTCACTGTGCCTGAATTTTTAACTCCTACATTAATAAATCAAGTTGTTAGTGAAATTGTCGCTGCACAAGAAACAGGTAGTACGGCAATTAACAATCTTAAC